AATATGCCTCCATATATTGTCGTCTATATGTGGCAACGTACTGCCTAGGCCAGCACATACGCGATAAATCCCCAACACCAGCCTTGGGGGTTAAAGCTAACAGCGTGGGTATTTATCTTTATCGCGTTGTCAATGACGCTGAGCATCCCCGTTAATCCGGATGTCTGTTCCTGGATAATTCCGACCGGATAACTTGGTTTTGTTTTTGCTGGATAGTATCCGGATTTTAATTTCGCGAATGCAAAATCATTCCACTGCGGGATGCTAATACTATTCATTCCGAATGATAGCCAGCATAGGACGATTTTTCCCTGTATAGCTACATTGCAATTGGTGATACTAAATCCGTTTTGTGCGTCCGCAATGTCGGATAACGGCAAAACGTGTAGCGCAGAATGATTCGCTAAATTCGCATTTAACGAACCTATCTGATTACGCAAATCTTCGATCTGTGCCTCCAACTCGCCCTTTTTATCCTCAACAATGCCTGTGATTTCTTCGCCGTTCGCCGCATGCGCAGTCGCTCCGGAAAGCAGGTTCTCCGGAGTAACCGTGTCCCCTGTAAGATCAATCAGCGTATTTCCGGCATACGTTACCTTAGATATGGCCATATATCACCTCACGCGATGGCTGCTGTTGTTCCTCCGGCAGAATTAGCAGATTCCACGTACGGTATTGCCTTTACTGTGACCTGCGAAATGTAATCTGCCGAGGTGGGTACAATAATCTGCTCTTTGCTTGACGGGGTCACTGTCTTAGCCTCCGCTGTGACTTTCTCACCGCCGTAAGCTCCAATTATTCCAAGGATCGTAATCCCGCTTTTTATATTCTCGGGGATAAGCTTCAGCTGTTCGGCATCTGCAATCTGCACTTTTCCAGAGCCATCGTGATAGCCCTGCGGGATTGTATATGCATCCGCTTTTTTTGCTATCGTACCGGAAACTGCGCCATTGTTGGCCATAGTTCCGGTAAGTTTGGATCCACGTGCATGCGCCGTTTTTCCAGACAGTATTTCACTCAATTTTGCAGTGTCGTCACTTGTATCGGAATCGTATGTGTTCGTTCCTGTTACAATAGTGCCGTCCGCTTTGTGGAATGTAATACCACTCTTGACGTCACCTTCGGCGGCCGTGTCTCCCGTAAGATCAATCAGTGTCTTGCCTGCATAGATAACTTTGTTTATCGCCATACTGCCTCCTCATTTATTCATTCGCTATATAAACTGTTGTACCGGTGTCATTACTCGTTTCGCTGTAGGTGATCTTGTGGACATTAACATTCCGCGTCAGATACTTATCAGCAGTTGGAAGGTACTGTTCGTAAACAGACGGGGTCACCTCATAGGACCCGTTGTATTCCTCAGCCAGTACTCTCACAATGTCGCTGCAGTCGATATCTGTCTGTTCCGGATCTGTTACATTGATTCCGACCCGGTCCTCGTCCTGCAGCGCTAATGTCAGTCGTATATTAGTCTCCATACGTGATCACCCCGTCCATCAGAATCGGCGCGATATTAACTGTCTTAATCGGTGATGCTGCAGCATGGCCATTCGAAGTGATCCACCGTATCTGAATCCGGGCCTCTCCCTTGTCCAGCGACAGGGTTTCTTCCTGTGTCAGGCTTACAGTGACGACGCTGCTATTGTGGTCTATGTCGGGTGTTATGCCTACCTGCGCGCCTGTTTTGGTGATTAGCAGCTTACCCTGCGCGATCGTAACGAATACTCTGCTGCCGACAAATGTTTCGCCCGTAACATTTATGCTTATTGTAGGTGTTGTTCCGCGTCTCACTTTTGCCTCCTATCGCCTTACGTACTGTGCGCTGATCCAGTACGATGTGCCCTGCAGGCGAAGCCATCCGGCACGTTCTCCGCTGACCGCTACAACAATGCCGCAGGGAAGACTACACGGCTCTCCTGCGCGGTTTCGCGCGTAATCGTAATCTGTTCCGGGGCCTTCCCGCACATACAGCCACGATGCCGCAATTTGCACGGCATAAGATACAGAACGCTCTGGCGCATCAGACTGTAGATCCCAATCGCCCAGATGATACTGCTCTATGACGCGGATCAATGAATCTGTATACGTGGGACTTGTGGCGTATCCATCAAGACGTACATTCGCGCATGCTTTCCTGTAGTCCCGTTCACCGCGAAGATTTGCATACCGACCCAATGTATTAAAAAGAGCGGAGTGATCCGCGATCGACTCCGCCCAGCTGGGATATTTGCGAAATACAGCAGTAACAGTAATGTATTTTCCGCCAATGTATTCCTTTGTTTTCATGGACACCGATTGCCCATTATATGTGCCCTTCATCCCGAACAGATTGTTGTTTGGCGGAGCGGACAACTGCGAATTACCGCGTCCTGATTCAATCAGCGCCTGCGCTGCAGTCAGAGATGCTAAAATTCCTGACCGCTGCATATCTGCAATTACTAATGGTTTGATATTTTCTAAAAACTGAACGGCAGAGTATATAATGGATCGCCCCCTCTCAGTTACTTGTTGTACTGTGTGCGCAATACCTGTACCAGCGCGTTTAGCAATACAGTTAATGCCGCGGTGGTCTTAATCAGCTCCTCGGCGTGGGGCGCGCCCCAGATAGGGAGAATCGCTGCAATAAAGGTTGCTATAGGTGCCCAGATAGTTGCGACCAGTCTCAGTGTGTCAAATGTCTTATTGCTCATTTTCTATACCTCCTTGTGCTCTTCAATTTTATCCAGTCGTTTCGACATATCCTCAATCCGCTGCTCCAATCGTGGGATACGGCTTGCAAAATCATTATGCCTATTGACGGCTTCGGTGAGCGCTCTGATCCGCTCGTCCTGTATTGCATTATGCTTGTCCAGTTCTGCCTCGATGTGCTTGTTTCCGGCGTTTACCGACAGGATAGTGCCGGCTAGTGCAAGCGCTCCGCTGATAAGCGCGACGATGATAGATTCCATAAACCTTATTTTCCCGTAATCGACCCGATAATGACATAACTCCCGCCAATCCTGTCAAGCAGTACGCGATCCCCGACCTTGGGGGAATAAGAATTGATCGATTTATACATCTTCTTGGTGGCTGTATCCTCGCTGTCAATAATGACAGACGCAGCTCCGTCCTCTACAGATGCAATAGTCCCGATTATCATGTGAATACCTTTCTTTCCAAAGTGTGCGTTAGTGTCCCACCAAAGGATAAAGTCCATGCGACTTCCTCGAACAGGGATTCAGCTCCGTCAGAAGAGCAGCTGACATAGGTGTTATACTCATGCGGGCCATCCGGCATTGTTTCAAGTTCTATTTTTTCTGTTGCTTGCGTAGATTCAAAATACTTCTGATCAATAATGGCCTTAAGGGTTTCGATATTAGGACAGTCACTCAGTTCGTACGCGCTGACGACATTGTATCCGCGGGACCAGGTGGACGTCTTCGAGTTCGGATCCGAATTCGTTCGCGTGTATTTTAACGGTTTTTCAATGTCAGGATTTGAAACGTATCCTATCAGTACGTTTGGTATATTGTACAGATCAGTGCTTTTAGTAATCTTATCTATTATCGTTGAATTTCGTTCGGTGTAAGTATAGTCGGCAGAATAATTTACAGTTTTCCGCTGCAGGTGAATGGCACCGTCCCCGCCGGCATGTACCGGCGCAAATGCTATTTCTTCCAACAGCGCGTTTATTATTTGAAGGTATGCCGTACCAGTTTCGAATTCGCGGTCAATAGTAGTACGTAAATCACATTCATCGTGCACGATGTTTGATAGCCCGCATTCCACTAGTAACTCAGTTATGGCCTCTATGTACAGGGTATTAGCGGGGATGTATTTTCGCTCCAAGCATTTAGCCTGCTTAAGGATCATGGTTTCGTCATAGGCCTCAACATTGTAGTACTCTCTGCCGTTAATAATAGTAGTCGGTGATGCAATGACTACAAAGTCACCAAGCGTAATTTCGCCTCCACCAGTCTCGATTACTGGTCTTAGCCGATCCTTAAACAGGTCAAATCTCTGCGGCACCCTCGTCCGTCTGTTATCTGTAATTTCGATAATGTCCGGAATGCTGAAGCCGTCACAGGGCACCTGACATTGCAGAGAACGCATAACATCCGCGGTGGAGTCATAACGTACCGTGCCTGCCTCCGCTCTGGCTTCTCCTATTTTTAAATGCTTTCGGACGATATCAACTCTGTATCTATAGCTCGTAGTTGATGGATTCGTCATAGTTCGTTCTCTCCAGCGTCAGGGAAATCTCATTGCTGTAATCCCCCGAGTCGAATTTGTCAAAATTATCTGTTTTAGAATATCCGGTAACAGCACACCAGCCGCCATTTCCAAAATTATCCGCGTAGAATACCGGCTCGGCTAAAAGGTCTTCTATGTTCTCTGAACTTGTGAACACAATACTGAATGTCGTTGATCGTGACCCGGAAGTATAATAGGATGGGTATGTGTCACCCAGGAACTGCACCTTTTCCATATTCGGACTACTGCCGGTTGATATATCAACGGCATTGCCTGCCCTGCGATTAACGTCAAATATCTGGTTATGCGCAATAATGATCGCGTGCGGGTACAAGGCGTTTATGGTTGTCCTATAGATGGATGAGTTATCACTTTTTGTAACGCCTATGACCTCATAGCTCGTTCGGCCAATTGCGTATTTATCCCGGAAAGATTGCCCATCCAGTTTAGCAATCAGAACGCCGTTACGCCTCACATAGTATTTTGTAAACACGTCAGACGACGGAACGGTGATATTGATTCCCCCGTTTTCATTCTGCAGAACTGTTGCGTTCAGCGGATCAACCGTTGATTGCTGATACATGGCCTCCGACCAGTCAGAGGAATCACCCAGCAGATCAAATACCCGTACCCTCACCGAGTACACGCTGCTATCAAAATATTGATCCACGAAATGCTCCGACTCCCCGCTGTACACTACTCCGGAATCGTAAACAATGCTACCATTTAACAGCATCTGCATCTGATAGGCACGCTGTGCAGATGATTCCCATGTTACAATAGGACGCCCCGCTGCTGACGCTAATATGGATGACGGCGGAGTAAGAGCAATTTTGTTTACAAATGATGCGGTGGCCCAGCTGGACGGAGCATCCGACTGATTGTACGTCCTAACGCGCCATTGGTATACACCGGAAACCGATATATCCGCAGTTATCGTAGAGCTATCGGATACCACGTGGTCCGCAACAACAGTCCAGTCCTTAGAAGAAGATTCCTTATACTGCAGATCAAATGCGTATTGCTTTGTGGCATTATCAGTGCTATGAAGCCAGCGAAAAGTTATATGCCCGTTTTCCACGCTCCCCGATGGCGCTATGCACGTGGCACTTGCTGCAGCGTCCACCGTAGAAAACGTCATTTCGCTAAAGTTCGTGCCCGAGGCGCTAAATATCATGCGCTTGGCTGTTCCGTCGTCTGCCGTCGCGGTAAAATACACATTATATTCAGCGGAACGTTCCAGGCTTGCGCTTGCAGAAATTTTTAGGCCGAACCAGTCGCTACGGACTATTGTGCACGGCACGCTTTGATAGGACGAATCCGCCGGTTTCTTAAAGTACATCGTCGCAGAGGACAGCGAATACTGCTCGAACGTCTCTGTTTTATCTATATATCCGACGAATTCCTGTGTGTTTGGATTAATATAAGTCGAATTTGCGTAAAGGTATGGAGAAAAATTCGCCTTCCTACTGTAGTACGTAACCTCTGCGATACAGTTATCCGACGTATATGTAACCTTATCGCGCTTGTTGTTCTTAAAATAAACCCTGCGCGGCGCTGGATAAGTACCATCAATACTGTGCGCCTTCCAGTACTCCCAACTGCCATTAACCTTGAGGAATACATCGTTAACGATTTCTACTTCCCTTTGCAGGTAGTTAAACATGTAATATGCTATGCCGTCCTTAGAGCGGCACGAAGCATTGTACTGGTAATATGGGACATCCAGACGTATGTAATAGGTATAGTGCCTTTTTTCGTGGGAATAAGTAAGATCCTTAACAACATCTATGTCAGTAAACCCGTCAATGTTCTGGGCCATTTAGCTATTCACCCCCATTCGGGATCTGATCCTGCGCTGCTGATTTAGCTTAGACGCTACGGTGCCTGCAATGGCCTCCGAACTTTGGCCTGATCCGTAAACGTTAAATGTATTTCCACCATAGCTGTTGCTGTACAGTGTATTTCCGCCACCGGTTCTTGCGTAGGATGCTATGGATCCGATCCCGCCCAATGCACTTATAACTGTTAACGCGCCCGCGATAGCCGTCATGGATATAGCAAGGCCCGCCGCGGGCAACGCTGCCCGGGACATCGCGGAACCGATAGCTGCGATCCCTGTTGCCGCAACTGCGCCATCTTTGGCAAGCGTCTTCACGCCCTCTGACGCCGGTGTAAGGCTTTCCATCATTTTCCCAATTCCGGCCGTCATAGCGCCAATTCCTGCAGTAGCGATGCCGATCCCTGCTCCGATTCCCGCAGCAGCTGCGCCAACGGCTAAAATCCCCGGTGCGGCACTTGTCAGGGCCGCGCCAAAACCGGCCACAGGCGTAGCCGCCGCTGTGGTAGCAGCGCCAGTTGCGGCGATGCCGGATGCAAGCGCAGGAATAGCCGCTGCAATGGTTTTTATGGTAGAGAAGGCCTCAAATGCCTTAATAAGCGCTGTGGCGCCAGCCGCTGCGGTTACTGTTACTACGGCAACATCGCGAACAGGCTGCGGTATCTTTGCGACCGCGCGCGAAAAATCCATTGCCATTTCTGCAGCTGTTTTCAGAACCGGAGCAAAGTCGGATAAGACCTGCGCATTCAACGACATTTTTGCAGCATCCCATGCGGCCTTTGCTTCATCTGTCGCGTCCTTCGCGCTGTTTACACTTCCGATCAGATCATCAGACAGGATCAGCCCCATCTTCTGCGCACGATCCCCATATTCCCGGAGGCTCTTGCCGCCGTCATCAACAATACCGGCGAGCTCGTTTGCAGATCTTCCAAAGATCTCCATTGCCTTCTGGTCGCGTTCCGTTTCATTCGGGATCTTGCTTAGCGCTGCCAGTGTATCATTAAACACAGACTCGACGTCGCGCATGTTACCGCTAGCATCGGTAACAGAAACACCAAGATCTGAAAACTTATCGGCGGAGGAGCTCATCTGGCGTTCCATCTTTGTCGCCGCAGCTATAATGGACCCGGAGTCAACATCAACCATTTCTGCGGCGTAGTTCCACTTTTGGATCGTAGAGGCAGCAAACCCGGATTGCGCCGACTCAGTAGCGAGATCATCTAAATCGGACATGGTCCCCTTGAGCCCCTCATACCCGGCTTTTAGGGCCTTTGTAGCTGCTGCGGCAAGACCCAGCGACTCAACCAGATCTTTAGTTGACCCGCTGAATGCCGTTGTCGCAGTTGTGGCCTCACTGGTCTCGCCGCTCAATACGTTCAATTTTTTCTGCGCTTCGGCATACTTTTGTTTCAGCTGCTCTGTCTGCGTAGAATTCTCTCCCGTCGCGGCGGTCGATTTATCAACCATCTCTTTATAGCGTTTAACAGCCTCTTCCTGAAGCTTTATTTGCTTTTCGAGCACTCTCGCCGCATCGGCATTTTTGGTCTCAGCTGACGTATTTTTATCATATCCGGAACGCGTAGCATCCAGTTCAGCCTGCAAAGTTTTCTGCTGCTGATTGATATTGGCAATTGCCTGGCGAAATTCCCGCTCTCCGTCCAGACGGATTTTAGCGCCTATTGTTACCGCCATGTCCCTCTCCTATTCAATCTGGATAGCGTCATCAAAGTCATTAATGCTGTGATCTGGTTCAACATTCCCGTTATAAATTGATAGACAGGTAATCATGTCGAGCATTTCAGAAAAACGCGTAGCAATAATTTCCTGTCGGGGCATATTCAAGATCCTTCCGTAAAATAAAAACCACGATAGATTCAGCACTATTGGCTGTCCGTTTTTTTTCCTGTCGTATTTCCTTTTACGGTTGTTCCGTCCTTCACCCACTCTGTCTGCGCCTCCGCAAACAGTTTGTTGAATGTGTCGTTATCGATGGTAAGGGCTTCTTCTTTCACAAGTGGGCGGATTTGATAGTCCTCACCGCGCGCACGGGCTTCCCAAAAAGCATTTTGTTCGAATCCCATCGAAAGGTATTCCATGAACTCAGCTGCGCGGCACTGTATATCTGCGTAGGATCCATTAAAAAAACAGTCAGCGCCGCCCGTGCGATCAAATAACCGCTGAATATCACATGCAGCACCAACTGTTTTGAGGAAGCATACATTTCTTCCGTGAATAATCATTGTGCGCCTCCGAGAAGTGATTTTATAACCGCTTCTGCAAGATCTTCCGTTGTTTGGGCATCCGCCACCCTGCGCCATTTATGCGTGGCCGAGTCGTCGCGCATCAATGTCGCGGTCAGCTCCTGTGTCTGGAAGCTGATGTTCTCACCCTGCGACTGGGCCTTTAGACCGTCAACACTAAACGACGCCTTGGGAAATACGACGGGAACATAGGTTGTTACCCCGTCCTCCATGTACCGCACAATGAATCCGATGCCTACATATGGTACTTTCTGTGTGTCGTCATAGTCGTACACATTAACCTTTGCGGATCCTACCGTGACCTCCGACTTCGTTTTGAGGCCCTGAATGAGCTCGCGAGCGTCGTCCTTAAGCCCGTCAACTGTAAGCGTAACCGTTCCGTTAGTAAACTTTCCACCGACATTTTCACCACTGACATTGTCCGTGTACAGCTGTGTGTTTCCAGATGTAGCTATAGCCAGCGAAACCTGAACACCGCGGGCAAGAGGTATTACGCCGGTGTACCTAGGATTCCCGTCATTCGCGTCATACAGCGCAACATAGGGCTTGGAAAATCCTGTTACCACTCTACCGTTTGCCATTTGAACTAATCTCCTTTTCTGTCCTTTCCTTCATCGCCTTTTCGACGTCTGACCTACAATTCCGTACAGCCTTATCGATCATATGCGTCGCCTGCATGGTCGACGTACCTTTATTAAGGGAGTGAGCGACTAATGCACGTGGAACTTGTCGACCCGTGTGATCTGTAAAGTACCCGGCCATCGTAATGGCAGCGGATACACATCCGCCCTCAACCTTAATTTTGGAAGAGCTCAGACCCGCTAAAAGCTCTGCGCGCCCGTGCTGGTTAATGGCTGAGTCATCCAATGCGGATACTTGCTGCTTGATCGCCTCAAACTCAACATGCGCGCCGGAGTACACTGCCATTTTGCAAATATCTAGCATCCTGCCGCTCATCTCATCCAGCTCTGCTATGGCGTCCTGCACGCCTTCCCCAATAAATCGCGCCATCATATCACCTGGAGGGACCAACTGTGATGAATCAGGTTCGTCTGGTCTTCATACACAGCTCCGTCGTATCTACAATTAATGCCATCAATACAGTTCAGCGCATCTGAAATGCTGTCGGCAAGAGGATCAAAATCCACGTGTGTGAACAACTCAACGTACACCGTAAGTGCAAATTCTGAGTTGTGGTTATTCATTGATACGCTGCCGGACTCCGCGTCTTCGCGGAAAATGCAATACGGCGCTTTTCCTGTCCTCCAGTAGTGGTATACGGTTAGTCCGTCGATACCAGTCAGCGCCAATTTCACTTTTTTCAGCTTATCCCGCATCGACATCATAATTACCTTCCAGTCTGATCAGGGTAAGATCCACACAATCCCTGCCTATAATTTTCTGATGTTTATCGATTCTGTATTGCGCCCCGTCTACGATCACATATTTTGCGCTAGCCGGAATGTCCATGCAGTACGCGCGCACAACTGCGTCGATCTGCTGATCAGCGCCGGCAGCGGCGTATAACCTGCGGTACCCGACTGTTCTCTCCTCGTAGTACGCACTCCCGATGGGTACCAGTCTCAGATCCGGCATTGCGCCGTTTTCGGCCATATCTTTGATATCGCAAAGCTTTAGTATGCCCTGCTCGTTCATCCGACCTCACCTATCTTCCTTGTCCCTATTATGGCCAGCCGCTCCTTATAGAGCGACCAGGATGCGGCATCCGGCTCAACCGGATACATACCCTTGACATACAATACGACCGCGATACAGTCATCGGTATTATCCTCATCAAATACAACATCACAGGACCGCGTGATATCATCTTTCCCTGCCGCAATCAGTGCGTCGATCTGATAATCGAACGCAGTATTGTCATCTGTAAGCCTTAAGCTCTGCTTACAAAGCTTCCTTAGATCCTCGTGTGTCATAGTGCAGTCCTCCGGCCGTCAAACAGTTACAGGGAACGCCGGAGCGTTCCCTGTCATCTCATCAGGCAAACGTTGCATATGCCCCTGCGCCATTATCACGCATGCAGCCCTCTGCACGAACATAGCCTGAAATGATAATCTTGTGGTTCCTGATATCCCTGTCTGTCTCAATCATTGTATCCTGTACAACGTTCAGAACGAACTTCTTAGGGTCCAAAACAAAAATGTCATCTCCGGCAGCCGCGTCCTCGCGATAATCTGCTTCATTCATCAGTACGCCGTCACGCAGTACCGGCTGCTTGGCTGTATCAACCATACCAAGTACGTCACCATATTTCCGCGCGCGGGAACTGTAAACCTTGAGGTTTGTCCCCCTCTTGACAGATCCGAACAGCGCGGTCAGGTTAGCATACGTAAGGGATGTCGATGCTGCAACCGTTACAGCCGCTGCACCGATATCGCTCTTGATACGGGCAAAAACATCGGTCGCCAGCGCGTCGCCAAGATCTGCAGCAATTTCTTCCGCGAGATAATCTTCAAGCGCGCCCTGCGACATTTTCGCAGATGCATAGGACAGCTCAACGTTAGCGGAGTAGTCATTGCCCGCAAGAGTAACTTTGACAAATGTATTGGCCGCTGTTGCATTTGCGGCGCCTTCAGCAACCTTCTTAGCCGCCCCTGCGGTAATTGCGGTATGCTTGTTTACCTCGAGGATGACGCCTGTATTTTTAATGTCGATATCATTCAAAATCGGATGTACCGTGTGAATGTTATCCCAGATCTTGTCATCCAGCGTTTTCGGGATCTGGACGCCATTATCCGCAACCGTAATAAGCGCGGCGCGCTGCTCATCCGTTGCGGCGCCCATAAGATTTGCATAAAACGCGTCTCTGTATTCTGCAGAAGCGATATCCATTGTCTTTCTCTCCTCTTCTCTCGGTGTTGTAATAACTTTTCCTCTGCCCGCGGCGGCCTGCTCGGCAGCTCTTTCTTCGGCCTCAAGCTCAGACTTGCGCCTTAAAAGACTCTCATAACGCAATTCCATGTCGGCAATCAGACGGCTGCGCTCTTCGATTTCAGAATCCTCGGCCGTTTCTGCGAGCGGTTCAATCTGTGAACGCCTCTTATCCAGATCATCAAGATCTGCGAGAACTTCAGCGTATTCCTTTGTCATTAAGATCCTCCAACTTTTGATTTAATTCTCTGATACGTTCGGACCTCCTGCGGGCACTCTCCAGTGCCTTCCTTGCGCTCTCCAGCGATGCCCTACCACTCTCCAGTGATCGGACATTAATGGACGTCTGCTCGTATGCCGGAAAGGTAACAGCGGACACCTCGTATACTCTCGAGATGCTCGTAATATGTCGAGTAGGATGATCCGCGTCCAGATCTTCCCACGCGTCACCATTAACAGTAAACATGAAGCTCATACCTGACACATCCCCACGCGACACTGCGGATGCCAGTTCCTGACCGCGTGGATTGTTATCAGTGTCAATATCAGCCTCGACCAGCATGCCCGCATCATCAACGCTAATTCGCATCGTGCTATTAGCGTTGTTATTCCTGGACCGTGCCAGCGGCAGCTGGTTAGTATCATGATTGACAAGGAAACGCACGTCTTTCAGATCTGCATTATCAAGTGCACCCTTGTCAATAATTTCATCACAATACCCCAGATCAGTTCGCTGATCGAATACGATCGGACGCCCTTCCAGTGTTGTGACCTTCCTTTCATCATTTCGTAACGCACGTACCTCGCAAACCGACATACGCTGCTCAATCGTCTGTTCCGTCATCGTTATCTCCTTCAATCGGTTGATAGTTATTTACAGCGATCATGATCTGATCGCCGCCACGTTCTGCGCCGAGCGGCGCATACCCCAGCATTTCGC